TAGGGTCAGGACCCATTGATTTCGGAGCGATGTCATGATTCACGGCTCGAAAAACGAGCGGTGAACATGTCTGATCTATTCTGGCTGACAGAGGCGCAGATGGCGCGTCTTGAGCCTTTCTTCCCGAAGCCCCATGGTAAGCCACGTGTCGATGATCGGCGCGTTTTGTCTGGGATTATCTTCATCAATCGCAATGGCTTAAGGTGGCGTGATGCCCCGGCTGCCTATGGACCTCACAAGACGCTCTACAACCGCTGGAAGCGGTGGAGCGACAAGGGCATCTTCGCCCAAATGATGATCGGTCTGGCTGCAGAGCACGGCGAACAGAAGACCGTGATGATTGACGCGACCTACCTGAAAGCGCACCGCACAGCGACCAGTTTGTGCGTCAAAAAGGGGGGCGTGGACGCCTGATCGGTCGCACGAAGGGCGGCATGAACACGAAGCTTCATGCCATCTGCGACAGCCAGGGACGTCCGCTTAATCTGTTCGTCACCGCCGGTCAGGTCAGCGACTACATTGGCGCGCGGGCTTTGCTGAGCAGCCTGCCAAAGGTCGATTGGTTACTTGGTGATCGTGGCTATGACGCCGATTGGTTCAGAGAAGCGTTGAAAGACAAAGGGATACGCGCATGCATCCCCGGTCGAAAGCAGCGCAAGAAGACCGTGAAATACGACAAGCGCCGCTACAAACGCCGCAATCGGATCGAGATCATGTTCGGCAGACTGAAGGACTGGCGTCGCGTTGCGACCCGATACGATAGGTGCCCGAAGGTATTCCTATCAGCCATCGCCCTTGCCGCAATCGTTATTTACTGGCTATGAGTCCTGACCCTAGGTTGATGAGATGTTGAGTTCTACATCCACTTTTACAAGACTATTCAATTGGGCCCTCCATCGGACACTTCAATTACGGAAGTGCCGCCATTCTGGAAAAGACGAAAAACATATGTTCCCAAACTACGTCCAAGAACTACCGCTCCCCAACGACAGTATCTCACCTAAGCTGAGGGCACTGCTCACACCAATCGGTTTAGACCCATTCGAGCGCCCAGAAGTATCATCGCGCTATGAACATGATCAATACGGTCCAGAATACGAAGCCATTCACATGATTATGGCCTTAACTGATGGGCCAGAAACAATTTCAGTGGACGATTTTGATGAAACGTCTGATGGGGTCGTGAGCTTTTCAACTCCGGTTGTCGATGAGTGTGGAAGTTTGGTTGACCCAGCGCCCAACATATCCGGACATGACTATGTCATAGCATCTTCCGGAAACGGGTCATTCTATACCTATAATTTAGCCGAAAAGGTATGGATGACGCTCGGCTTGTCACCTCGATGCGTTGGCGGAAACTACCAAAAAATCATATATGATGACCTATCCCTTCCTGAATTTGGTGTGGCAGAAGGGGAGGTTTCTAGTTCATATCATTTTAGTTCTAGCCGAAACGTCAGTTGGCGAATGTCTAATGAGTACCTTAGGGATTACCTTTGGATGCGTGGGAGACACGGAACAAGAGTATTTTTCTATGAATCCAACATCACGGAGACTCCAGATGTTGCAGAATTGCTGGGGACGGAAACGCACATCAATTTCAAGCCTGAAGGCGGATGGTATGACCTATGTATCCAACGCATCAACGGCAAAGTTTTGGTTCAGCTCTGGGCCGTGGTTTGTGCAATCTCGCCCGAGAAATGCCAGCTGCAATCGGCGGATAGTTTAATTTGGCCTGGTGTGAGCGGGCCGGTGAATCGTCAACGGGCCAATGCACTGGTAGATCCTTCAATCATATATCTCGACGACCGCTTTCTGCAGCGTTACGAGCAGAACAGCTTTTACGAGACCACTCCCTTTGAAGACTATGGCAGTTGGACATGCAATCCATCCTACCTTGGGCAATGGACCTTCACAGATTGCCGCCGCATAGGAAGAAACTTGATAAAGGTAGGCCTTCGTGAATTGTACAAAGGCAAGCCGGATAGAGAAATAGTCTGGGCGCACTCGCATAGTGTTGCTCAAGCGGTTGTCGACCAAACTAACTTGGAAGAAGAGCATATCGTCGCAAAGGTCCAGCGCTTTCTTGATGCGCTTCTGGACTTTGCAGACGGGATCGCTTGGTTAGCGGGGGAGTTGGGGAGCGACGGTCTATCCTCCGAAGAGTTGATTGGTATTTCGCGTGAAGAGCTACGCGCTGAGCGGTGGCTGCCATATCCTAAGCTTAGCCGTCTTGCTCAGGTTGCGCCTCTTGACATGACCGAGCAACAGTTTCTCTCACGATGTAAGGAAATTCATGAATTATGGCAAAGACTTCCTAATGGCGTCATTAGAAAAATTGTCGACCAAGCCGGTCATGACAGCAAGCAATATAAAGGATTCGGCAGTTTAAAGCTTCTACAGGTTCTGGCGAATGTACTCGACAGGCTTAATAGCAACCACGAGGAAGTCTCTAACTTTGACGCCGGTCATCAAGACGCTGAGGTGACCTGTCGAAATTCTCGATTGGGACCGCTGTTCCTTACTGCGGACCTCCGGAATGCTGATGCACATATTGGTGGATCAATTTCGCAGACACTTAGCGATTTCGGGTTTGATATCACTCAGACCAATTCAGGCTACGGAAAAGCGCTAGACTACGTTTTTGATCGGAATATTGAATCTTTCAGATATATTGCGTCAGAGATTAACGCCCTTAGAAAACGAAGCTTCTAAACAGGTTTTGGGAAAAAGCATGCAGCTCATTTGTAAGATTAGACACCTAATTGAAACTGGAAAAGAAGGTGTCTACTGGGATTTCAAAAGACAGCATCACGCCAATAAGGCTGATCTCCTTCATGACATCCTGTGTCTCGCGAATGCGGATCATGATGGAGAAAGGTATATAATCTTTGGTGTAGAGGATGAAACCAAGGCGCCTCGCGCGCTCACCTGCGACCAAATTCGACGGACCCAGGCTGATATACTTAGTTTTTTCAAAGGCAATCAGGGCAAGTTTGCGGAAAATTGTTACCCAGATTTGCGCCTTGAGAAAGTTACGCTGGAAGGCAATGAACTTGACGTCTTGATTATTTCAAACTCTCCTAAAAAGCCCTTTTACCTCTTGGAGAGAATAGAGGGTGTCCGTGCGCACCATATATACACTAGGATTCTTGATACCAATACACCGAAGGACAGAAGTGCCTCGCCGGGGCAAATTGAACAGATGTGGCGAGCACGCTTTGGACTGGATCAACCACCTTTAACACGAGCAAAGACTTTTCTGGCGGATTGTGATGGCTGGGAATTTGACACACAAGATAACGGAAACGGCTTATGGTGGTATAAGGTATTTCCAGAGTTCACTATCCGAGTTGAAAGCAGCGACTTAGATTGCAGCCAAGAATGGACGCGCGGCGAAATAGTTAAAAATAAGAACTATTCGAGCTTATATTCACTGTTTTATCACCAAACACGCCTTACTCGAATACACTGGGTATCATTCGATGATCGTAAGAAAAGTATGGTAGCACCAAGGTGGGAGCCATGCTTGACTGGCCGTTTTTATTACTACGAACGGGATAGCATTGAATTTGCTATGCAGGTGTTTCATGCTCATCACAATGGAGCTGACCACTCGAAAGGCCTAGCAGCACCGACTCGGGCGGTAGACATACCGATAGCATCATCGAATGAGGTAGGTGCTTTTCTCGCCACTCAAACCACTTACAAGCCCTACGAAGTTTCCACAGATCCGGCTGAGCAATATAATCTCTTTCTAAAAAATCAAAGAGCCTTTCAAAAATGGCGGCCGTAAGCCTTAAAGAAAGCTGCGTCGCAGCAATTTAGGAAGTGGCCAACGTCGGCTTAGGGCCGTCCTGCCCATCACCGTAGTCCTGGCGCTAAGACTTTGCAAAGGTCGCTATCTGCGCAAACGACCCATAGCGAAAGTCGTGTCGGCTTTGGTCGTTCAGAAAATCCGCCAGAGGTGACCGCCCCGTAAACGCGCGATCCTGTCCAAAAAGGGCAGAGGGTCGCGCGCATGACGCTTATCGAACGCATAGAGCAGGCATCAACCGGCATTGCAGTGACAGCCATGACCGCGGCGGCGTCGGGTGTCGTCTGGCTGGTGCGGCGTATCTTCACCAATCAAAAGCAGATTGAGATCCTGCAGCAATCGCTCGAGGCGCGCGATAAGCAGCGTGACGAGGATCGCGAAGCCCTTTCTGACGTCAGAACGGATGTTCGCGAGATCCGCGAATTCCTTCACCGCAGATAACCGGGGCAACGCCCCGTGAGGGGTGAAAGGAGATCTTTGCCATGCAACTCATTCAAAACTGGAAGCAAACTCTTAAAGGAGCGTGGTCAATTCGTCTGATCGCAATCGCGTGCCTAGTGTCAGCCGTCCCTGTTTTCCTCTCGCTTGTGTCTCCTGGCTTGCTGGGCATCGACCCGGTGATTTTCGCGGCAGTTGCCATGGTGATCAACGCCCTTGCTATTCCCGCCCGCCTGATCGCACAGGTTGGATTTACCGATCTGCTGTCTGATTTCCGACGTGATACATCGGGGGCGGTGAGCGCCCGTTTCGTCAAACAGGTGGGGGCAGGCGCGCTGGTCATTGCCTTGGCCACGCCGTTCATTGCGAAATGGGAAGGTGTCAGGCTTGAGGCCTACCGCGATATTGTGGGAGTGCCGACGATTTGTTTCGGCGATACACATGGTGTGCGGTTGGGTGATACGGCAACCATGGGCGAATGCGTCGACCGGCTCGAACAGGATGTTCAGGTTTTCTATTCCGAGATCGCGGCCTGCATGACAAATCCGGATATCCCGGCTGGGGTTCAGGCATCAATGCTCGAGCTGGCCTTCAATGTGGGATCACGTCCGGTGTGTCGATCCAAGATGATGCGTTTGGCCAATGCGGGTAAATATCGTCTGGCGTGTGACGAACTTCGACGTTGGGTGATTGCGGGTGGCAAGCGCGTGCGCGGCCTGTCTAACCGACGGGCGGATAGTACAGCAACACTCTGCCTGCAGGGGCTCACGTAATGCGCGCTCTCTCGCTGCTGATGCTCTGCGTGGTTCTGGCCTCCTGTGCCAAGGGCGCGGGGATTATCGCCGGTGCGATTGCAGGTGGTCCAAATGTGGCCGCCAATGTTCAGGCGGGCAGTACCAATGCCCAGACCGTTGGGCAAACCACGCTGCAGGATCAACGGATCGATGACACGCAAGCCCGCAATATCGAACAGAGTTCCGGAGATACACAGCTCAGAACCGAGCGCGTTGAGACCGTGATCCTGCGAGAAGATCCGCCAGCGTGGTTGCTGCTGGTGGCTCTGATTGGCTGGCTGCTGCCGACACCACAACAGATCGGCGCCGCGTTCGTCTCTCTGGTCGCCCGACCTTTTCGCGGGTCCCTCCCTAGGGGGTAAGGCCTGTGGGTATGCATATGCGCAGAAATTTATGTGTGGGTGCGGCTGGGGCATAGGGTTGTTTATTATATAGATCGTCCAAGCGTTTGAAATAAAACAGGAAACCAGATCCGAAATGTAAAGTGGCGGCAGGTTTGGGCGACTGCCCGGTTTTTTCTCGCGAGGCGTTAAGTGTCTGTAAAAAATAAAAAATCACGTGGACGGAATGTAAACCGGACCGAACTGGCTGAAATCAACGGCGTGTCCATGCCAACGGTTGACGACTGGGTGAGCCGTGGCTGCCCGGTTGTTCAGCGCGGGGGGCGTGGGCGGGCGTGGATCTTCAACACCGCAGAGGTCCGAAGCTGGCGCGATGACGACATTCGACAGCAAACCAGCGCGATGAGCCCAGCCACCAAAGAACAGCTGGTTTTGCGCAAACTGGCAGCAGAGACAGAACAGGCGGAATTGGATCTGGCCAAGGCAAAGGAACAGGTCGTTCCTGTCGAGCAATATGAACGCGCTCTGACAAAGGCCTTTGGTGAGGTGCGGGCTGGCCTGCGCAACGTCCTGCCGCAACGGGCCGCGCGTCGACTGATGGGCGAGAGCGACGAAACCAGGTTCAAGGATGTGTTGCGGGAGGAGGTCGACCACGTCCTCGAGGCGCTTGCAGATCGGGATCTGGTTGAGGAGTCGGATATCGCGCTTGCAGATGATGAGGGCGAGGGGGCGGACGGTGAGTGAACGCCCGGGCTGATTTCTCCAATGCACGCGCGGTGGTTCAGGCAACCCGGCGAGCGCGTGAATTTCTCCGGCCGCCACCGGATCTGAAACCCTCAGATTGGGCGGAAGCAAATATCAAGATCCCGGTCGGCAATGCCGTGCCGGGGCCGATGCGTTTTGATAATGCGCCGTATCAGCGTGAAGTGATCGACATGACCGCCAACTCGCGCTGTGATCGCATCACGTTGATGTGGGGCGCGCAGGTCGGGAAGACGCAGACTGCGCTTGCCGCGCAGGCCTACCGGATCGGCTTCAACCCTGTTTCCCAGATGATGATGCAGCCTAGCCAGGGCGATCTGACCACGTGGCTGGAAACCAAATTCAACCCGATGGTCGATGCCAACGAGGGCTTGCAGAACGTGCTGGCCAAGCCTCGAGGCCGCGACGGTGTGAATAACCAGCGCATGAAAAGCTACCCCGGCGGGTTCTTGATGTTCAGCTGGTCAGGATCACCCAAGACCATGCGTGGCCGGTCGGCGCCATTCATCGTCTGCGACGAAACAGATGGCTATGATCGGACCGGTGAGGGCCATCCGGTTGGCCTTCTGTGGCAACGGGCTGCGACCTTTGGCGATCAGAAACTCCTGTTGGAGATCAGCACCCCGACCATCAAGGGCGAGAGCTGGATTGAAACCGCCTTTCTTGAGGGGGATCAGCGGCATTTTCACGTTGTCTGTCCGCATTGCAGCCATAAACAGACGCTGAAATGGTCGCAGGTCGACTGGGAAAAAGACGAAGAGGGCGAGCATCTACCGGAGACCGCTACTTATCTTTGCGAGGGTGAGGGCTGCGGCACCGCCTGGAACGACGGTGAACGCTGTGCGGCGATCCGCAATGCTGAGAAAAAGGGCGGGGGGTGGATCGCAAAGAAGCCCTTCCGGGGGCATGCTTCCTATCACCTGTCCGAGCTCTACAGTTGCTTTCGATATCTGAAAGACATTGTGCAGTCCTTCTTGGACAAGAAGGCGGCGAACGATCTGCAGACCTTTGTGAACGTGTCCCTTGCCGAGACGTGGGAAGAAGCAGGCGACCAGCTCGAGTCCTCTGTGCTGATGGCGCGAGCCGCGGAATACGCAGCCCCGGTGCCCATAGGGGCGGGCGTCCTGACTGCCGGGATCGACATGCAAAATGACCGGCTCGAGGTGGAAATTGTCGGTTGGGGGCTTGGGGATGAGTCTTGGTCTATCCTTTACAAGGTGCTGTGGGGTGATCCGCTGCAGCAGGATGTGTGGGACGATCTGGACGAGCTGTTGTCCGATACCTGGGAGCACGAGAGCGGCGCAGAGCTTCGGATCTCGGCTGCCTGCCTTGATACCGGTGGCGAGGGTGGTCGTACCCAAGCGGCCTATGATTACGCACGCAAACGGTTAGGGCGCAAAGTATTTGCCATCAAGGGTGTCGGCGGTTGGGGCCGACCGATTGTAACGCAGCCTAGCAAAATCAAGCAGCGAGGCGTCCGCCCGGTTTGGCTACACTCTATCGGCGTCGATGAGGCGAAAGTCGTTGTCGCCCAAAACGCGCGCGTCGCGGAGCCGGGTTCTGGCCATTGCCATTTTCCTCTGGGGCGGGATCCGGCTTGGTACGACATGTTCACAGCTGAGACGTTGCGCACCAAGTATATCAAGGGTTTCCCAATTCGGGAGTGGCATAAGGTGCGGCCGCGAAATGAGGCATTCGACTGCCGGGTCTATGCTTATGCTGCACTGCGTATCCTGCGCCCCAACATCAAACGTCTGATAAATGCGTTGGAAGAACAGGGCCAAGAGATCGAGCAGGAGATTTCCGAGGCACCGGAGGTGGAGGAGGCCACCCCAGAAAATCCGCCAGAGGAAATCAGGCCACCCAAAGGAGAGAGTGGCCAAAAGCGCCGCCGGTTCAAAACTAAGCAACGCAGGCGGCGCCCCAGTCATGAATAGGGCGAAATCGTGGGCGCAATTCCTGCTGAAATTGGCGCGGGGGTAACTTTCCGAGAAACTGTGTGTCTGCCGGTATATCCCGCACCGGATTGGTCATTGACGCTGATCATGCGGGGGCCGGGTCTGATCGATCTGGCCGCAAGTGGTCAGGATGAAAACCATCTGCTGCACGCGCTCGCGAGCACTACAGCGAATTGGAAACCGGGCCACTATCGCTATGAATTGCGCGTCAGCGACGGTGACGACGTGTTGGCGGCAGCGACTGGCGAGGTCCGCATTGCACCTGATCTGTCTTCGCAAACAGCGGGCGTCGATAGTCGCGACCACGTCCGCAAGGTGTTGGATGCAATCGAAGCGGTGATCGAAAATCGCGCCAGCATCGACCAGCAAAGCTATCAGATCAACAACCGCTCGCTGCAACGCACGCCGTTGGGTGACCTTCTGAAACTTCGCGCCCGGTATCGCGCTGAGTTGTCGGCCAAGAAGGCAGCCCGAAAGGGGCGCGGTTTTGGGCGCACGATCAAGGTGCGAATGTCATGATCCGTAACTGGTTTAGCCGCGCAACCCCAACCGATGAAAATGAGCCGCAGCGCAGAGCGCCTCCGATGCTGGTGACCCCGCGACGGCGAGGAGCTCGCATGTTTCAGGCCGCGGAAACGGATCGGATGACGAGTGGCTGGACGAATACGCCAATGCCTGCGGATCAGATTATCCGCCGCAATTGGCGCGTCTTGGTGGCGCGGTCGCGTGAGCAGGCCGCCAATAACGACTATGCAAAGGCATTCAAGCGCAGCGCGCGCCGTAACCTGATTGGGCAGCGCGGTTTGGTTCTGCAAGCCCGTGCAGTTGATGCAAGCGGCAAACTGGACAATAGGGCAAATTCCGCCTTGGAACGTGCCTGGAATGAATGGTGCAAAGGCCGTAACTGCGATGTGAAGGGGCGCAGATCCTTCCGGCAAATCCAGAAAACTTTGGTCAATGGGCTCTGTACCGACGGCGAATTTATGGTTCGGTTTGTCTACGGTCGAGATGCTGGCCCGTGGGGCATTGCTCTGCAGGTTCTGGATCCGGTGCTGTGCCCGGTTGATTTCGATGAGGATCGGCGCCCAGGTGGCCGCTTTATCCGGGCTGGCATTGAATACACGAAGCTTGGCCGACCAATTGCTTACTATTTCACCACCTTGGATCAGGCGCTTGCGGATTATCACTACAACGGCCGTGCCTATACCCGAGTTCCTGCCGAGGATATAATCCATTGGTTTGAAGAGGATTTCATCGGGCAAAAGCGAGGACTGCCGTGGATGGCGACAGCGCTCTTGCGCATGCGCCAGCTGGGTGATTTCGAAAAAAGTGCGCTGAACAACGCTCGAGAGGGGGCCAGAAAGGTCGGCGTCATCGAATGGGATGAGGGTTATGGTCCTGTGGATGACGACGACAGCGAAGACGGCGAAGATCTGCGGGAATTCGAGATCGAAACGCAGGATGGTGTCTATCAGGAATTGCCCTCTGGTGCGCACCTGAAACGGGTGGAAACCAACTATCCGAACGGTGAAATGGCGGTGTTTTCCAAGCACCAACTGCGCGGTATCGCGACTGGGCTGGGCGTTGCATACAACGATCTGGCCAATGACCTTGAGGGTGTCAATCTTTCGAGCATACGTCACGGCGTTCTGAGTGAGCGCGACAACTGGCAAGAGCAGCAGGAAAGCCTGATCGAGGCTTTTGCCATCCCCGTTTATGAGCGCTGGCTCGAGGTCTCACTGCTGCGGCAGCGGATCACCTTCGACGACGGGACGCCTCTGGCGGCATCGCAAAAATCAAAATTTCTTACAGTGATGTATCAGGCGCGTCGGTGGCAATGGATCGATCCGGCAAAGGACGTGAAGGCTGACACGGACGCCGTCGACAATTTCTTTAAATCTCGCGGCCAGGTGATCCGCGAACGCGGACGGGACCCGCGCGAAGTCTATGCCGAGATCGCAGCGGATATTGAAGACATGCGCGCTGCAGGAATCCCCGAAGACGTCATCAAAGAACTGATCACAGCAAAATTCAAAGGAGGGCAGGGCAGTGGACCGCAAACCGACGCCGCCACCGGAACCAACAACCCAGACGCCGAGCCAAATCCAGACGCTGAGCCAACCCCCGAATCCGATCCGGACGCCGAAAACGGCAAGTGACCTGATCGGGCGCTCACTGACACGGGCAGTCACCCCCGATCAGATCAACGCTCGTGCTGAAGGGGGAAGTCTGCGCCGGATGGGTGAGGTGCGTCAGATCGATGAGGAAAAGCGGACCGTCGAGCTCGCCTTCTCAAGCACGATCCCGGTGCGCCGGTGGTTCGGCGATGAGGTGCTTTCCCATGATGCAGATGCGGTGCTTCTGGATCGGTTGCTGGACGGTGGCGCCGTCCTGGTGGGCCATGATTGGAACGATCAGGTTGGTGTTGTCGAGAGTGCGCGGATCGATGCCGACGGGGTCGGACGGGCGGTCGTTCGCTTCGGTCAGAGCACCCGAGCAGCTGAGATCTTACAGGACATTGTCGACGGCATCCGGCGGCACGTTTCTGTCGGCTATCGCGTGATCAAGATCGAGGAAGAAAACCGCGACGGTCAGCCTAACCTGATCACGGTCACCCGCTGGGAGCCATTTGAAGTTTCAATCGTGGCCGTACCTGCCGACCCCACCGTCGGCGTGGGCCGCGATCTGGAAATTCCGCCAGAGGGCAGGGAGGCCGCAGCCGGGCAGACTGCGGAAGAAGAAGCAGGCGCGGACGATGAGACCGCGGGAAATCAGCAAAGGGAAATTGAGATGAAAACGATCATCACCCGCGACGCCGACGGAAACCTCGTGCGGGCAAAAGTGGATGACGATGGCAACATCGTTGAAGTGATTGAGACGCTCGAGCGGGCAGGTGCCAGCGAGGCGGCGCTTATGGAGCGCGGGCGCGCGCAGGAAGCAGCTCGCGTGCGCGAGTTGAACGAGCTGGGTAGCGAGTATGGCGCGCCCGATTTGGCACAGCGTATGATCTCAGAGGGGCGCGGCGTGCAGGAAATGCGGGATGGCCTGCTTGATCACTTGCACCAGCGCAGCACTGAAGATCGCCAGATCTCTGAGCGATCCGGGATTGGCTTGACCGACGGCGAGGCGGATCAGTTCTCGTTTCTGCGCGCAATCCGGGCGCTTGCGAACCCAACAGATCGGGCCGCGCAAGAGGCTGCGGCATTTGAATTTGAAGCGTCTGACGCCGCTGCGGAGGCGCAGGGCCGGGATGCGCAGGGCATTATGGTGCCTACTGAGGTTCTGATGCGGGCACCGCTGAATACCGGCAGTGGTGGGGCGACAGCTGCCGATACCGGTGGCAATACCATTGCAAATCCGCTTTTGACGCAGAGCTTTATCCAAATGCTGCGCAATCGGGCGATCCTGTTGCAGTTGGCCACGCCTCTGATGGGCCTTGTTGGCAATCCCGATATCCCGACCCAGGAGGGTGGTGCCACAGGCTATTGGATCGGCGAAGATGAAGAGGCGGCAGAGGATTTGCTGAGCCTTGGTCAACGCCAGTTCTCCCCGAAAACAGTGGCCGCCTATTCGGAGATCACACGGCGCACTCTGAAACAGAGCAGCATGGATATCGAGGCGCTTGTCCGCAGCGATCTGGCATTGGCTCTGGCCACTTCGCTCGACCTTGCTGGTTTTTACGGCACTGGCACAGACGATCAGCCGCTTGGCATTGCAAACACCAACGGTGTGAATGTCGTAGACTTCGGCGGTGCTGGATCCGGTGGCGGCGTAGCTATGCCGAGTTGGGGTGACGTCATTCAGATGGAAAGCGAGATCGCGGCAGCGAATGCTGACGTGAACCGTATGGCCTATGTGCAGAACGCCAAGATGCGCGGTCACTTCAAGAGCACCCAGAAGTTTGACGGCACCAATGGTGCTCCGATCTGGGAGAGCGACAACACCGTGAACGGCTACCGCGGCGAGGTCACCAATCAGATCAAAAATGGCGATGTGTTCCATGGCGACTTTGGCAACGTGCTGGTTGGCATGTGGGGTGGGCTGGATATCACCGTTGATCCATTCACTCACAGCCGTCGCGGTCGCCTGCGGATCGTGACCATGCAGGATGCTGACTACGTTCTGCGCCATCCTGCGGGCCTCTGCTACGGCACCGACGTCAGCTAATAACTGCGAACAAATCCTGAGCCTTGGCCCTGTTAGGGCCGGGGCCTGAATACTCCCTGAAAGGATGTGAGAAGATGGAAAAACAGACCAAGGCCCAGAAGTCCGATTTCAAGGTCGCGAGCGCGTTTGTCTGGGATGGCAAGATCCAGAAACCCGGAATGAAAGTGTCGCTGACGAAAACAGAAGCCCATGGGCTGATCAAGCGCGGCAAGATTGAAGAGGGCACCGGGCGTCAGGCGCCTGCCAAGAAGGCTGCCAACAGCAAACCTGCCGCGCCCCAGCAAGATCCCGGTAAAGGCAGCTGATGGTTTCGCCCGCCTGGGATGATCTGGACGCCTTCCTGCAGGTTGACGATTTCGCCATCGAGGCGACCGTCACGCCGCGGGGAGGCGTTCCGCGTCAGATCAAGGGGGTATTCGACGAGCCGTATTTCAATACCCAACTTGGCGAGTATGAGGCGGACGCAACGCAGCCCCGTTTCACCTGCAAGGCCGTTGATGTTGCCGATTTGCAGGACAAGGCCGAGGTCGAAATCAACGGCCAGCCTTATTTTCTGCTGGCCAATCCGCAAGAGGACGGCACCGGCATGGCGGTTCTAGCCCTCGCGCGAGAATAAGTATGCTGCCTTTCGAAATCGATGAGAGCGAGCTGCGTAGAATCGCCGACGAATTTGATGCGGATAAGGATGTTCTGCGAGCTTCATTTTCCAGAGCTTTGAAACGGACAGCGCAGGCCATAAAGACTCGCGCGCGAAAGGAACTGCGAACCGAGCTTGAGCTGAGAAATGCGGCCGAGATCAGGAAGCGCCTTTACGGGTTCCGTTACAAGCGTGGGGCCTATGACCTCGGTGAGGTTCGAATGTGGTTCGGCCTGAATGATATGCGTGTCTCAGCTTTTAAAGGCCGGGCTTCGAGAACAGCGTCTGGTGCGAGGTTTGCGGGGCAGGATTTCCCAGGTGCGTTTGTTGGACGTAACAGGAAAGGAAAGCAGACCATCATGCGCCGGGCGGGACATAGGGCTTGGCCAATCAAAGAGGAAGTCATGCCGGTCAATGATAAGGCCCAAACTTACATTGAAGACCAGGTTCTTGACGATTTCGAAGAGGTGTTTTTCAAGAATTTCCGGGCCGAGATCCGCGCCCGTACAATCTACAATGTGGGCAACAGGTAAGACATGGCTGACGGTATCGATCTGGACAATCTTCATGAGGCCATCAAGGCGGAGATATCTGCAAAGTTTCCCGCCGTCGCGACAGTCGAAGACTATGGCGCCCCGCGCAAAGATCTCGCTTTGCCCGCCATCCTGGTTGAGTTGGTCGATATGGAGGTCGACCCGGATAGCGATCCTGGCACCGAGCAATTGCCGGTCATCTCCAAGTGGGCCGCGCGTGTGGTTCTGAGCTTTCGCGATGACAACGTAAAACGCGAAATCCGCAAACTTGCGGGTGCGCTTGGGGTTCTGGTGCATCAAAACCGCTGGGCGCTGAAGGCAGGCCCAGCCCAGGTGACTTACATCGGGCCGGATGCCTTCGACCCAGACTTCGACAATGTCGAGGTCTGGGCCGTCGAATGGGATCAACAGATCGATCTGGGGCAAAGTGTATGGACAGGCGAGGGTGTCACACCGGATCGCGTGATGATCGGCTACGCGCCGAAAATTGGGCCGGGTCAGGAAGATGATTACAGCGAAGTTGGGGGGTGATTCATGAGTTATTCAGCTGCGCGAAACGAGCAGGTTCGGGAAGGCATAGTCCGGTTTGGCGTTGTTACTGCGGTGGACACGGGGCGGGCCCGGGCAAAAGTGTCCTTTGGCGGTGAAAGCGAGAGTGACTGGCTGGCGTGGATGGCAGAGCGGGCCGCGGAAATCTCAGTCTGGGCGCCGGTCAGCATTGGCGAACAAGTCGTCATCCTATCCGAATCCGGGGATACGGCGCAGGGCGTCATTCTTGGATCTGTGTTCAGCAGCAATAACCCGGGTCCCGGAACCAATGAAGCCACGCACCGCGTGAAGATCGCAGGCTCATCGATCACCATCACCGCCGATGCCATCACCCTGGCGTGCAACGGGTCGACGGTGGTGATTGATGCGGACGGCGTTTCCATCAACGGCGTTCGGATCGATCTGAACTGATGCCGGGCGTGACCAGAAAAGGTGACAGCTGCACCGGCCATGGTCCCTTTCCGCCGCGGGCCAGCACCGGCGGCAGTGGGTCGGTTTTTATCAATGGTATCGCCGGGCATAGGCAGGGCGACGCCTGGGCGGTGCATTGTGACCCACAGCCCGTGTGCCACGGCGGCACTCTTGGATCCGGTTCCAGTTCGGTCTTTGCCAACGGCAAGCAACTTGGACGGGTGGGCGATCCCGTTGACTGTGGGTCAGCTGTCGCGAGCGGTTCCGGGGATGTATTCGCCGGGGGCTAGGGAAAATCGCCAGAGGACCGGGTGTCACGGTCTGCGCCATCATGGCGACATGAACGGCATCAACGCATCCACGGGAAAACCGCTTTCAGGTCTGGCTCATCTACGCCAGTCCGTGCGCGATATCCTGACCACTCCCATCGGGACCCGCGTGATGCGGCGCGACTATGGCAGTCGGCTATATCGCTTGGTGGACGCCCCGATGAATGATGCGACCCGCCTTGAGATGATGGCGGCAACCTATGAGGCGCTTGAAACATGGGAGCCGCGGCTGCAGCTGGATCAGGTTGCAGTTGATATGCCTGAGCCGGGCGGGGTCATTGTGTCCATCCAGGGCCAATACTTGCCGACTGGTGAGCCAGTAACACTCGACGGCATTGAGGTGCGCTGATGGCTGGTGGATTCTCTGCCATCGATATGTCTCTGTTGCCAGCACCGGATTTGGTTCAGTCTGTCGATTATGAGGCAGCATTATCAGCCATGCTGGGTGAGTTGCGCGCGAGGGCCCCGGCCTTTGATGCACTGGTTGAAAGTGACCCGGCGTTCAAACTGGTTGAGCTTGCCGCGTTTTTCCAAACTCTGACGCTGCAGCAGATCAACGATGCAGGTCGGGCGGTCATGCCCGCGACAGCAACTGGTGCGGATCTGGACAACATCGCGGCCCGTTATGGGGTTGCGCGACAGGTGATCGATCCGGGTAATCCAGAAGCATTGCCGCCAGTCCCGGCGGTTCTCGAAAGTGATGATGATTTCCGGCGCCGAATGCTGGTCGCTTTTGAGGGGCTTACGACCGCAGGCTCTGCAGGGTCCTATATCTTCCACGCTCTGAGCGCTCACCCCGATATTGCAGATGCCAGCGTCGAAAGTCCGGCGCCGGGTGAGGTGCTTGTCACGATCCTGTCGCGCGTCGCCGATGGTTCTGCAAGCCCGGAACTGCAGGCATCCACGCTCGAGGTGTTGAGCGCCGATGACGTGCGGCCGCTTGCCGATATGGTGATTGTCCAGAGTGCCGCAATCACCACTTATTCAATTGATGCCAGCCTCATTGTGTTGCCAGGGCCTGATAGTGAGGTGGCACGCAGCGCGGCTCAAGATGCGGCAACATCCTATGCCGCCGCGCAGCATCGACTGGGGCGGGATGTGACATTGTCGGGCATTTACGCCGCGCTGCACCAGCCGGGCGTTCAAAACGTGACGCTCACAAGCCCAGCAGCGGATATCGTGATTGGCAATGACGGTGCCGCCTTTTGCACCGGGATCAGTGTAACCGTTGGGGGATCCGGTGTCTGACAGCTTGCTTCCTCATAATGCAACTGCCGAAGAGCGCGCGCTCGAGGCCGTGATCCGCGCAGGCCTTTTGCCGCAGGTGCCGTTGCGGGCAATCTGGGACCCAGACACATGCCCTGTTGAATTGCTGCCCTGGCTTGCGTTTGCGTTTTCCGTCGACGAATGGGACCCATCGTGGAGCGAGGCCGCCAAGCGCGAAGTTGTTCGGCAGTCCGTGCAGGTTCATCGCCGCAAGGGAACCGTTGGTGCAGTGAAGCGCGCTCTGCAGGCTATCGGCACGCCTGCAGAGATCATTGAATGGTTCGAAGATGGATCAGCGCCTTACACCTTCAAAGTGTGGTTGGACCTGCGGGCGATGCTGCGCAACGGTGCTGATCTGTCCGCCGAACTGGTAAAACTGCGGCGCGCGATCGATGCGGCCAAACCTGTACGCAGTCACTACACTGCACATGCGAGAGTGACCGGCCCAGCCCCAGTTTATTGTGGTGCCTTCGCTACCGCAAAAGGGGCCACCTTCAACACCGCTCGCATACCAGATGCACCGCCGGTCGCACTGCAAACCTATGGCGGGGCCGCCCCGGTCATCATCAAAGCCCGTCTTGGGAACGGTGTCAGCATACCGGATGCCCCGGATATTACGGCCTTTCGGCATTACGGCATGACTGCCGGTGGTCGAGGATACATCTATTCACCAATTTTGGAGGCGCCAGCATGAGCGAACCCTATGGTTTTCTGACGAATAAGGGCCGCCAGCTGGAAGCTGCCGCCCTGGCAAACGGAACTGCACTGAACGTTGCTGAGATCGCTTGGGGCACGGGTGCCCGTGCAATCACCGGTGGGGAAACCTCGCTCGAGAACGAAACTGGGCGTGCCCCGGTTATCGCTTCCGGGATCCATCCGGACAACAGCAGCGTCGCGTTTTTCCGCCATGATTTTGCGGCACAGGATGGCCCTTACATCATCAGTGAGGCGGGGCTGTTCGACGCCGCGGGCAATATGTTGGCAATCGTTACCTATCCGGTGCCGATGCCCAAGCCGCTGAATTTTGCGCTGACCTTTGACATTATGGTCGCCTTTTCGGATCTCGAGAACCTCAATATTAACGTTCTTACACCCGGTTCTCTGGTGCCAGAAGAGCGTCGCATTGACACCGGATCAGGTCTGGTCGGCGGTGGAGATCTTTCCGGAAATCTCAATCTGTCCCTTGATCCAGGCGCGCTCCAAACAATGAACGACGCCGAACACCTCGCCATGATTGCAGGAGCCTGACCCCATGAGCATTATCCCAAGCCGTTTTCTGGCGCATGTCACGCAAGCCGGTGTCGCCATGCCGCCGGTCCCGGCGGATCACACCCGCCATATCGCCACCATCCAGGCCAGCAATGACGCGGCATCCGGCGTTATTCTGACCTGCGAAATCGACGCAGGCGGCGAGACCTACAAGGTGACGCCCGCCCAGACCATCACCGAAGGCGACGCCCGCGCCAGCATGGTCGGCCCCGGCACCCTCTTGGCCGGTGACGTGCTGCGCTTCGTGGCGAGTGCCGATGCCGCCCTTGATATCTGGGTCAGCTACCATGACCGTCCGGTGCCCGCATGAGACGCGTTGTCGGACACGACGGCGCGCTGAGCAGCCCGCTGTTGTCGCTGGGCAGTGCGGGCCAGACCGGGGGCGGCTTTGGGGCCGCAGGCATTGCCGGAATGGGGTTCCTGAAGCGAACAATCCGCCCGCGTGATGTACCGGGTTCCCCAACTACGGGCTACATTCCGGGGATCTTTACTGTTCTCAACTCAGATGGCACGGGCAAGCTGATCACCAGTTCGGAGACTTCGGGTGGCAATATCGTCATCTACGATATTCAGAACTGGGACGATTTCAGCGATCCGGTCAATTCGGTCATCAGCTACGCGCCGATTTCGCCGGGGTCGTCGTATAGGATCTGCATGGCAGAGGACGGGCGGCATATTGCGCTCTACGGATCGTCAGCCTGTCGGATCTACAATCTGACAACGCCTTGGGATTTGACCACGGCGGTGCAGCTTTCCATTCCCAATGTCAGCTATTCCTGTGTAGCGCCTGATGGCAGTTTCATGCTGCGCATCCTGACAGCAGGATCTAATCCCTATGTTACCACGCTGGAAAAATGGGATGCCGCCGCCCCGTGGGACTTCTCTGGAATTGACGTCGCGAACCCGGATCAGAGCCAACATATCCCCCAGCTTTGGAACAACGGGGGGTATGGCATCGAAATGCCGACGCAAGATCTGATCATCACGGGGAACACTGCGGCAGGATCTACAGGCTACGGAGGCAAGACGTTTAGCTTCACAGCGCCCGGCGACATCAGCGCGCTTGAATACCACGGGCAAATGATGCTGGCGGATTTGACTGGCCAAACAGCTTTTGCGCCGGGCCGGGTTCTGAACGCCTACCCCGGACGCGACTACTTTTATGAACTGATGTGAGGTCAAAGCAGATGACACAGCCCCTTTATTCCTTGAATGGTGCGCGCCCGGCCTTGCCACCGGCAAAGCTGCGCCTGCCGAATGGTCGCTGGCGGACTGCCCCCTATGCCGAGGCGGATCTGACGGCTGCGGGATATGCACCGGCCCCGGCCAAACCCGCCTATGATCCGGCCACCGAGCGGCTGGGCTGGCATGATGGCAATTGGACTGTTGAATCGCTGCCGCCCCGCGATCCGGTCTACCGCCCTCTGACCAAACTGGAAGCCATGACCCTGTTTCGGCACGTCACCGGCATGGATGACGCGGGCGAACTGGCCATGCGCGAGGATCCAAGCCCGGCCATGCGCCTGCTTTGGATGAAATGGGAAACCGATGTGCCCCAGAGCATCCGCCGAGAGCACGCGGTTGTCGGCATTTTCTTGGATGGCCTGATCGCAGCAGGCTACGCCACCGCAGAACAAAAGGCCGCCATGTTGGCCGTCTGGCCGCAGGAGGGTTGACGCTTATCGGGCGGGCGTGCGTTCGGAAAATGCGCCAGAGGGAATGAGGTTGCCGACCTCGCATGATCGCAGGGAACTGCAATCATCAGCGAGGCTCTAATGTCTGGTTTTCTTCACGGCGTCGAGGTGCTCGAGATCGACACAGGCCCGCGCCCGATCCGCACAATCTCGACCGGCGTTATCGGTATTGTGGGCACTGCGCCCGCAGCTGATGCGGACGCCTTCCCCCTCAATAAGCCCGTTTTGATCGCGGGTAGCCGTTCTGAGGCCGCAAAGCTGGATATGACAGCTGACGGCACCGGTGGCGGGACACTACCGGGCGCGCTCGATGGCATCTTCGACCAGATTGGCGCAGTCGTGATCGCCGTCCGCGTCGATGAGGGTGCTGACGACACTGAAACACTTGCGAACATGATTGGCGGCGTGAACGCCACAACCGGACAGTTTGAGGGTGTGCATGCGCTCTTGGGGGCTGAGAGCGTTGTCGGCCATGCTCCGCGTATCCTTTGCGCGCCCGGTTGGACACATCAGCGCCTTGAGGATAGCGGCAATCCTGGCACCTATCTTGCGAACCCGGTTGTGGCCGAATTGGAAGGGATCGCGGATCGCATCGGCGCAGTGATCATCTCGGATGGGCCCAACACAACCGACGCCGCTGCGCAGGCCTACGCTGGCGACTGGGGCACTTCCGGCCGCATCTATGTGGTTGACCCATGGGTCAAGGTGCTCGGCAGCGACGGCACTCCGGTAGATCAACCGGCATCGGCCCGCGTGGCTGGTGTGATCGCACGCACTGACAATGACCGGGGGTTTTGGGTTTCGCCATCAAACCAAGGCATTTTTGGCATTATCGGCACATCGCGGCCGGTCGACTTCAAACTCGGGGATAAGGCCAGCCGGGCCAACCTTCTGAACGAAAACGACGTCGCCACCATCATCCGCCAAGATGGCTATCGCCTCTGGGGCAACCGGGTTCCGACAGCTGACCCTAAGTGGCAGTTCCTGTGTGTGCGCCGCACCGCTGACGTCCTCAACGAGAGCATTCAGCGGGCGCATATGTGGGCCGTCGACCGCGCGATCACCAAAACCTACATGGATGACGTCGTCGAGGGGGTGAACGGGTTCATCGCAACGCTGATTGCCCAGGGGGCGTTGCTGGGCGGCAGCTGCTGGGCGGATCCGGATCTGAACACTGCCGCCAGCATCCAAAACGGGCAGGTGTGGTTCAACTTCGACTTCACGCCGCCTTATCCGGCCGAGCGGGTGACGTTCCGCTCTGACCTCACCAATGAATACATCGCGGAGGCACTGGGCTGATGTCTATTCGGAACATCCTGAAAAACTTCAATCTCTTTGTCGACGGGCGCGGTTTTGCGGGTGAGATCGGGGATTACACCCCGGCCAGCCCGTCAATCGCCACCGAAGAATACCGCGCTGGTGGCATGGATGGCCCCATCGATATCGATATGGGCACCGAGAAGATGACCACCAGTTTTGTCCTGCGCAACTACAGCGCGGACGTGCTGTCCCTCTGGGGCATCGCGCCGGGGGTGTTGATCCCTGTCACCGCCCGCGGTGCGCTGGAAAGCGAGGACGGGACCGTAACGCCGGTCATTCACAACATGCGCGGCAAGATCATCCAGCCTGACCGGGGCACCTGGTCTCCCGGTCAGACTGCCAGCCTCACCGTCAACATGACGCTTGAGGCGTTCAAGGAAACCATCGGTGGTCAGCTGATCACCGAAATCGACATCATCAACATGGTGCGCAGGACCGGCGGCGTGGATCGCCTCGCCCAGATCCGCGCAGCACTGAGCATCTAAGGAGCTCTCATGGACGAATTGCCTGACTACCTAACCCTGAATTCGAACGGGGAAGAGGATTCCATTTCTGTTTCCCTGCTCAAGGGTGTGACCGTCGACGGTGAAAAGCGCACAGCCCTGACGCTGCGCGAGCCGAGCGTGGCCGATCATATCGCCGCGCGTCAAGCGGGGAAAAATGACAACGCCCTGGCCGAGGTCATCTTGATTGCAAACCTTGCAGAGGTGCCTCCCGATGCAATCAAGGCGGCCAAGATGAAGGATTACGACCGGCTGCAAGAGGCGCTGGGTTTTTTGAATGGCTGACGCCTGAATCCTGCCGGGCAGGGGTGTTGATCCTTGCCCGACATACCGGGTGGTCGCGCACCGAGATCACCGCAATGAGCGTCAGCCAGTTCAAATGGTGGCTGGGGGGTATCAATGGCAAAACAACGCCTTAGCGCCAGTATTTCAATCGGCGGCGTTCTCGAGAAATCCTTCAAAAAGAACATTGGCCTGATCCGGTCAGGCTTCGAGAACATTGGCGATAGCATCAAGTCGGTGAAGACCCGACAGAAAGAGCTGTCGCGGCAGCGCGTGGATCTGGTCAAACAGGGCCGGTCGGTGGAAGCGCTCGACCGTGAATATGAAGACCTAGAACGCACCTTGGAGGCTTTGGCCCGAAAGCAGCGACGCTGGGAACGCGCCATGCGCGACAGCCGCCGGGTTGGTGAGAGTTTCGACCGCATGGCCAGCAATTTCGGGCGGATGGGCCGCCGCGTTGGTGCTGGCGTCGCAGCCGTCGGCGCTGGCGTTTTTGCGCTGGCAAGCTCGACTGCATCTTATGGCGATCAGGTTGCCAAAACTGCGGGCAAGCTTGGCATCGGCATCGAGGCACTGCAGGAATTCAGATATGCTGCTGAGCGTTCCGGGGTTTCAACCGACACGTTCGATAGCTCTTTGACGGCGATGCAAAAACGGCTTGGCGAGGCCGCAAAGGGCTCCGGCGCTGCCAAGAAGGCGCTGGACCAAATGGGCCTGTCTGCAAAAGACCTGGTTGCGATGGGTCCAGAGCGTGCCATGGAGCAGATCGCGGTTAAACTGCAGACCATCGAGAACCCTGCAGAACGTGCAGCCATCGCGTCGGCGCTGTTCAGCCGTGCAGGGATTGGCATGATCAACATGCTGGGCGGCGGTTCTGAGGCCCTGCGACAGCTCCGCGAAGACGCACGCAAGACGGGGTATGTGTTGAGCGAAAAAGCCGCCCGCGACGCAGAGGCCTTTGCCGACGCTCAACTCGACGCACAATTGACGGTCAAGGGCCTGAAAAACACCATCGGCGCGGAGCTGATGCCGGTTGTGACACGGTCCATGAAGACCTTCAGCGCATGGGCGATATCGAACCGTGAGGATGTTGCCGATTTTGCAGACACCGCCGCACGCAAGCTAGAGGCTGCGTTGCCAGTGATCGGGCAGGTGGTTGAGGGGATGGGTAAGGTATCCACCACCATCGGCGGGGTGATTTCCAAGGTAGCCACGATGGTCGGCGGCTGGGAAAACTTTGGCATGATCATCGGTGGCCTCTTTGCCGCGCGGACAATTGGCAGCGTCCTCAGTTTTGGCTTTGCGGTTGCACGGCTGGGTGTGTCCGTCGCCGCGCTCGTACCGCTTGCCACCGGCGCGGGCGCGGCGATGGGCGTGTTGTCAGGTGGTCTGGCGCTGGTAAAAACCGGCATCATCACTGTTGGCCGTGCGCTGATGATGAACCCTATCGGGCTTGCCGTTGGGGCCATAGCCGGATCCGCATATCTGATCTACAAGCACTGGGACAAGGTCGGCCCTTGGTTCGGGAAGCTCTGGGGGAACGTCAAACAGACCTTTTCCGGCATTGGCGGGTTCATCACTGGGGTGTGGCGCGGAGATTGGGACGCTGCCGCGGACGGCCTGTCGACCGCTTGGGAGGGGGCCAAAGGCTACCTGACCACGGTGCTTGATGGCATCGGTTCAGTATTTAAGGCCGCCTGGGTCAACGTCATCAAGCCGGTAACGGATAAGCTTGGGGTCACGGACGCCATCACGACGGCATGGGAGGGCGCTGAGGCGACCATCGGCACCGTGGTGAGCGGCATCGGGTCCATTCTGCAGAAGGGCTACAACGGCACAATCAAGCCAGTGATCGACGCGCTGGGATCCACCGGGGGCATCTCTGCGGCGTGGGATGAGATCAGAACCGCAGTGGGCAAGGTGATCGAGTGGCTGGCAGAGAAATTTGATTGGCTCATGGGAAAGTTGCAGCCGGTTCTGGATGGCCTGTCTTGGCTGCGCGATAAGGGCGCTGGGGCTGTTGCCGGTATTCAGGATATCGGATCGGGAATCCGAAGCTTGTGGACTGGTGAGGATCCCGGGCAAGAGCCCGCGGCTGGTGGTGATCCGTCTGGACCAACCCAACCCCCAGCGGCCCAAAATCCGCGCTCAGGCAAAGCTGTCCCGAAAAAGGTCTCTGGATCTTATCTAGGGGGCAGCATCGGCCGTGGGTTCCGCGAGGTAGGAGAGCAGGGCCCCGAAACGATTTGGACCTCAAAAGGGGGCTATATCGCGCATGCCAATGCAACCGAACGGCTTGCCCGCTTGTCTGAGCGCGCCGGACCGCTGCTAGATGCGATTGGGGGCGGGCTACGATCCGCAATGTCCAAAGCGGAGAACGTATCGGCGCCTGTGATACAGCAGGTTCAGCTGGCAGCAGACCGCATAGCCCCGGCAGCACAACCCGCGCCAGCCCCTGCGGCAGCTGCACCAGTAACAATCTACGCCCAGATCAACGCGCAACATATGACGGCGGGCGAGATCGCTGAAGAATTGGAACGCAGGGGGAGAGCGGCCCAGGCTGGCGCGCTTTACGACCAGGCGCATGATTATGGCCAATACGGGGGCGCATGATGGCAGGAACAATGCTGCAGCTCGGCACCTATCAATTCAGCATCAACAATGCTGCATATCAGAGCTTGCAACGCTCCACTGAATACCGCTGGGCGGCACAGGAGCGGGTCGGTGCTTCGGACGCCCTGCAGTTCACCGGGTTCGGGTCCGACACCATCACTCTGCAGGGAGTGATCTATCCGCATTTTCGGGGTGGACTGGGGCAGGTCGACAAGATGCGTCGCACCGCCTCGCTTGGCTTTCCGCTGCCGCTCGTCGCTGGCACCGGTCGGGTGCTAGGCATTTGGGTGGTTGAATCCGTCAGCGAAGGGCAGCGCATTTTTGCGACCCAAGGCGCACCGCTTCGGCAGGAATTTACGATCAGCATCAGGAGATATGATGGCGGACTCCGCAGTCTTCTACCGTTCTAAAGAGGGTGAAACCGCAGACGAAATCGTCTGGCAGCATTACGGTAACCGCATAGCCGGGGCGCTTGAGATCGTGCTCGAGGCCAACCCAGGGCTTGCGGCTCTGGGGCCGGTGCTGCCACTGGGCACGCGGATCAGGCTGCCGGAAATCGAGCCCCCCAAGGAAGCGGAGGCGATCCGTCTATGGGATTGATGGATTTCAGGCCGTTTTTTCGGGTCGAGGTGGACGGAAAAGACATCAGCAGCACCTTGGCCCCCAAGCTGATCAGCCTTTCGCTGACCGACGCAGCGGGTGTCCAGTCTGATAATGTGCAGATCACCCTGAGCGACACCACCTTATTCGGGCGGCTGGCTGAGCCAAAGGCCGGGGCCGAGATCCGGGTCTGGCTAGGCTATCCCTTTCAGTTGAAATACATGGGTCTGTTTATCGCGGACAACGTAATTGTCGGAGGGCCGCCAGATCAGATGACGATCACCGGTATTGCGTCGGTGAATGGCGAAACCTCAAGCGGCAAGACCGCGCTGACCGATCAGAAGAAACGCAGCTGGCCCAGCGGCACCACGATCAGCGCCCTAGTGCAGAAGATCGCGGGAGAGCATGGCCTCGAGCATGCGGTTTCCGAAAGCCTGGCAAAGGTGGCTCTGTCTCATATCGACCAGATTGACGAGAGTGATATCAACCTCCTGTCCCGGATAGCGCGGGATCATGATGCAATCGCCAAGCCGGGGAATGGCCGACTGATCATGGCAAAGCGTGGCGAAAGCCTGACGGCATCCGGCGCACCTATGCCGGTGCTTAGCATCACGCCGAAGAAAATCAGTCGCTGGCAGTATCAAAATTCAACCCGCGAGAAAGCGGGCTCTGTCGTTGCGGTCTATCAGGATCATGGCAAAGGCAAATCGGTCGAATGTACCGCGGGTGAAGGTGAGCCAAAGCAACGCCTCAAGCGCCGGTTCCCGAACAAGGATGCAGCAGAGCAGGCCGCGGCGTCGGAGTTGCAGCGGCTCAAGAGGGCAGGGCGTGGGCTATCTGTCACCATGCCGGGCGATCCAGACGCGATGGCAGAGGCGAAGCTGTCGGCGGCCGGGTTCCGGTCATACGTCGACGGGGAATGGCTGATCAGTCGTGCCGTGCATCAACTCGATAGCGGTGGATATCGCACAAATATCGAAGCCGAACCGCTGAAGTAGGGTATTTTACAGTTTCTTCCTTTGTTCATGACCTGTTTTGTAAAACAACGCCTACCGTGGCGTTGAAAACAAAGGGAATTCACTTGATTTAGGTTCTGGCGCCGCAAGGCGTGGGGGTTCAAGTCCCTTCACCCGCACCATTATTCAGATTACTACTCATAACACCCTCCAAGGCCTTGAATGGTAAGGTAAATTCGGGTGTTCTAGCACCCTTATTTCGGTCATAGATAAGACGGTCTGCGAAGGCCAGTTTCAGCACCAGGCGACGTAGCTTGATGTTGTTGGAAGCCCATAGTTTCCAAGGGCTTGTGATGAACTTCACCGCGAGTTCTAGTTTTTCTTCATAGCTCCGCTGACCAGGCAAGGCTTGCGTGGCTTTTTCGCTCAGTAAAGCCTTGTCATGTTCCAACACAGCGATCTTGTTTTCATACGCTGCGACAACGCTCTGATTGCTGGTTTGCACCAGACGATCCAACAGAGCATCAATTTGCTTCTCACATGTTTGTAGCTTGCGCTTTGCGGAGGATTGAATCGCCTTGAATCGCCCCGGTTTTACCGGAGACCTATAGCTTCATTTCACGCGACCATATCGAGCACGTCGCGCTGTGCATAGAAGTTCTGTTCAGCCTCTGCTGGTGGGATATTTCCGATGGGGCCGAGCAGGCGCCGGTGATTGAACCAATCGACCCAGCCGAGGGTGGCCATTTCGAGATCTTGCATGTTGCGCCACGGTCCTTGACGATGGACCAACTCGGTTTTGTAAAGGCCATTGATCGTCTCAGCGAGGGCGTTGTCATACGAGTCACCGACGCTTCCGACCGATGGCTCGATGCCAGCTTCGGCCAGACGTTCGGTGTAGCGAATGGACAAATATTGCCCGCCGCGGTCGCTATGATGTATCAGGCCGCCTTTCTGAACGGGCCGCCGGTCATGCAGCGCCTGCTCCAGTGCATCGAGAACAAAGTCTGTTTTCGCAGACCGCGAGACCCGCCAGCCGACGATGCGATCAGCGAACGTGTCTATGACGAACGCCACATACACAAAGCCCTGCCAGGTCGACACGTAGGTAAAATCGCTGACCCATAGCAGGTTCGGAGCAGATGCCCTGAAGATCCGGTTCACCTTGTCGCGCGGACAAGGCACGGATGTGTCCGGGACCGTTGTTTTGACAACCTTTCCACGCACAGCACCACGTATGCCGATCTGTTTCATGAGGCGTTGGACGGTGCATCGCGCGACCTCAAAGCCCTCGCGCTTCAACTGATGCCAGGCTTTTCGAACACCATAGACCTGGTAGTTCTCATCCCAGACACGTTTAATCTCAGGGCGCAGCTCCGTGTCACGCTGATGCCGCGCCGAAGCTTTGGATGGATCAGCGAAGCACGCCAAGCGATGGTAGTAAGTTGACGGCGCGATCGGCAGCACCCTGCAGATCGACTCGACACCGTAAACAGCCCTTTGATCGTCGATGAAGCCAATCATCGCTTGAGTGGGCGGTCGAGTTCCGCCTGCGCAAAATAAGCTGACGCCCTGCGGAGAATTTCATTCGCCTGGCGCAGCTCACGATTTTCCCGTTCCAGCGTCTTGATGCGATCACGCTCTTCCGTTGTCACCCCGTCACGCATGCCGCTGTCCTTCTCGGCCTGCTTCACCCATCCGCTCAAGGTCTGGGGAATACAGCCGATCTTGGGTGCGATGGCCGCTATCGCGCCCGCCTGCGTTTCATATGAGCCTTGATGCTCGAACACCATCCGGACCGCCCGCGCGCGGACCTCTGGCGAGTAGCGATTTGCCATTTTGCTTTTTGTCATAACCATCATCCTTACTTAAGTTGATGGTCTCCGACAAACTCGGGGCGATTCT